TCTCTTATGAAGAAGCATCCATCATCATTATCAACAACTGCATCATTTGTTGTATCGTTCCCATCTCCCACACAGGGGCAATTGAGAATTTCTCTAGGATCAACAGTGACTAACGGATTAAAACCTGGTAGATATGTATATGATGTTCTGATTAGTGATGGTTCTATTAAAACTAGAGTAGTTGAAGGTAGTGCAATTGTTACTGCTGGAGTTACCACAAGTTAAAACATATGGCAGACATCAAAGTAAGAGTTGGATCACAAAATGCTGTTAAAGTTCTTTCTTCATTCTCTGGTGGAGGCGGAACATTAGGATCATTAAGTGATGTTGATATTTCAGGTGGTGTACAGAACGGAATGGTTCTTGTTTATAATTCTACTACATCAAAGTGGGAAGCAACATTAGAACTAACGCCTGGAGCGACCCAGAATTTGGACATCAATGGAGGAAATTTCTAAGCCATGGCAAGCATTATACGAGTAAAAAGATCTACGGGCGTAGTTGCTCCGTCTAGTCTTAATTTTGGTGAACTTGGACTTACAGTTGGTGTAGGTACTTACGGCAATAAAGGCGGAAGACTTTTTGCTGGTGATAATGCACAGAACGCACAGGTAGTTGGTGGTCGATACTACACAGACTTACTAAGCATTGCACCAGGACTGGTTGCGAGTCAAGACAACCCAACAACTCCAGATAATGGATTTGTTGCAGTCCTGGATACTAGAAATTCTGGTAATCCTGGAGGAACAGGAAATGTCGCCAGATTGCCAAGAGTAGATCAATGGTCAGTTGATAACTTGACTCTTGATGGAAACACAATATATTCAAACGACTCTAATGGTGACATCAAGTTTGTCACTAATGGAACTGGTGAAGTAAATATTGCTGATGATACATATCTCAGTTTTGGTAATGATAAAGATGCCAAAATTGAATATGATGAAAATGGCACAGATAAAGTTCTCGTCACAGGTGCTGATTGGAACTTTGGAACTGGTGTAAATGTTACATTCAATAATCCAGTAACATTTGGTTCTGTTGGAATTTCATCCAATGTAATTCAGACAACATCAGGAAGTGGAAACACTCTCTATATTGACCCATATCCCGATGGTCTGAGTAACGAAGGTACAGTTGTTGTTAAAGGTGACCTGCAGGTTGATGGTACAACAACTACCGTTAACTCAAATAATGTTACGGTCAACGATTCCATCTTTAACATTGGAGATGTAACCAGCACAAGAACAGTTTTAGCAACTGTTGCGGTTGGTATATCTACAATTAAACTGGATTCAGTTGTTGGTATTAACACTGGAGACCAAATTGCAGCAACTGGTATTGATGCTTCTGGTATTGGTACAGTCGCTTCTTATGATACATCAAGTAAAGTTGTAACCTTCACTGGTACAACAAATGCTGGTATTTCAACAGCAACTCAAGTAACAATCACTCACGGATTTGATACCAATACAGACCGTGGTATTTCATTCGACTATAACACTGGATCTGGTGTTGCAAATAACAAAACTGGATTCTTTGGTTACAACGATAGCACTGGAGAAGGAAGTTCTGCCATTGCTAGAGCATGGACATATATTCCTGATGCAACTGTAACCAATAGTGTTGTATCTGGTACTAGAGGTTTCCTTGATATCAAGGGTATCTACTATCAGACCAATGATTTTGCAACTCATGGCGTCGTATTCTTCGATGCTAATGGTCTGCAATCATCTACTGATGGTCCTGGCACAGCAACAAGCACCAGAACTTCTACACAAATTCTGACTGCTGTTACTGAAGTTACTCTTACATTACCTTCAGGAGCAACAATCGCTGCTGGTGCTCAAATCACTCAGCAGAATAATGATTCTGCATATGGTGTCTGTAAGACTTCAATCACTGCAGGAACTACTTTAACAATCATTGGTGAACAAGGGGAATTCAACACAAGTAATGATCTGGTTGTAAATGGCGCTAGTATTTCCATTACACCAAGTTCAAGAACTGTGGTCTACACCAGCAAACCAATGTGGACTGATACATTAGATGGAGGAACATTCTGACGATTATGAATAGTAGTGATGTTGATGTGAATATTTTGATTAGAAATTATCATTCTAAAATTTCTTCATTAATAAATCAGAATATTCTATTAGAATCTAAACTCGAATCTCTAAACAAAGAGTATCTTGAGTTGCAGAAGAAGTTCAATCAAATACCACCAGATAAATACCAGGAAGCAGGTATCGAAGAATGAGTAAACCCAGTACCAGGCAAGAACTAATTGATTATTGTCTTAGGAGACTGGGTTACCCTGTCTTGGAAATTAATGTAGACGATGACCAGATTGATGATTTGGTGGATGATGCGATTCAACATTTTCAAGATTACCACTTCGACGGAATTCAGAGAGTATACTTAAAGCACAAAATTACTGCTGCCGAAAAAGAAACACTAAAAACTGGAATCACTACTACCACAGCAACATCAACTGTTGGTGTGACTTCTGTCGATTGGACAGAGGGACAAAACTTCCTTCAACTCCCTGATCATGTTTTGGGTGTTGAAAAAGTATTTAAAATGGACAATAGCACTATTTCTAGTGGATTGTTCAATATCAAATATCAACTGTTCCTGAATGACCTGTATTACTACGGAGCACTTGATCTTTTAAATTATACAATGACAAAGACATATCTGGAAGACTTGAGTAGAATTATTACTCCAGATGTACAACTAAGATTTAACAAGAAGCAAAGTCGTTTATATCTTGATATCGATTTTGGTAGCATGAGTGATGATCAGTTTATTGTTCTCGATTGCTACAGATTAGTTGATCCATCAGATGCAACTAAAGTATATAATGACTGGTGGTTGAAGAAATATACTACTGCATTGATCAAGAGGCAGTGGGGACAGAACTTAATTAAATTTAATGGTGTTTCACTTCCAGGTGGAGTTCAGTTAAACGGAAGACAACTCTTTGATGATGCAATGTCAGAACTAGAAGAGTTGGATAAAGAACTCAGAGATACCTACGAAATGCCACCTCTTGACTTGATAGGTTGATGAATTATGCCATTAAATTCTTACTTTTTACAAGGATCAAATAGCGAACAAAGACTTGTTCAAGATCTGATCAACGAGCAGTTAAAAATATACGGACAAGATGTTCTTTATCTTCCAAGAAAGATAATCAACAAGGATTCTATTCTGAATGAAACTATAGCATCTGAGTTTGATGATTCATTTAGGTTGGAAGCATATCTTTCTAACTATGAAGGATTTCAAGGTGGTGGAGATATTTTATCCAAATTTGGTGTACAGTCTACAGATCAAGTAACATTTATCATATCCAAAGAGAGGTATGAAGACTTCATTAGTCCATTCCTTGCTGGAGAAAATGTTTCATTGACTTCTAGACCACAAGAGGGAGATTTAATTTATTTTCCTCTTGATAATACTCTATTTGAAATCAAATATGTTGAAGCAAAGAAACCTTTCTATCAACTGAATAAGTTATATGTTTATCAGTTGAGTTGTGAAGTATTTGATGCCGCTCTCGATGAAAATATCGATACTGGAATCGAAGTGGTCGATCAGGCAGCATCTGACTTTATCTACACAACAAAACTCACCATGGTGGGTCTTGGGGCAACTTCTGCTGCAGCAACTGCTGTTGTTGCTAAGACATTAAGTACTTTACAAACTGGTCAATCTATATCTTCCATTGATTTGATCAATGATGGAACTGGATATACAACTAGACCACTAATCGGAATATCTACTGCTCCAAGTAGAGGCATCAATGCAACTGCTGTTGCTGTTATGACTAATATTCCTGGTCAACTTGAGCAATCAATTGAAAGAATTGATATCATAAATCCTGGATTTGGATATACAGCACCACCAACAGTTACCATTCGTAGTCAAAATCAATATGGAACTGGTGCTGCTGCTACTGCAATTATTTCATCTGGATCTTTGAGTCCATTTACTATCACTAACGCTGGCGTTGGATATGGATCAACTCCATCTGTAACCATTAGTGCTCCTGCAGATCCAAATGGAACAAGAGCAACTGCTGTGGCGGTGATCAATACAGTTGGAGTTGTTACAGCGATTAATTACACCAATGCTGGTATTGGTTATAC